TAAATCAACAATTACTTTGTAGCAACTGGTGATTTTGCAGATTTGTCTGAACCATCCGCGGTGTTAGCCTTCTGCGCCTTCATTGCAGGTGCTTTGTCTTTACCTGGAGTGTTCGCGAACTCGCCCATCTTCTGTGCAGTTGGAGCCGGTCTTCCGTTGTCGTCTGCTCCGCCTTTGGCAATGTTGTCACCACCTTTTGGCATTTTGTTTCCTGCATCTTTTACTGGAGATTTCGCTGACTTGTCTGAATGGTCTGCGTTGTCGGCTGACTTCTGGATCTTGTACTCGTCCATTTTCGCTTTTTTCATGTCATCCTTCTTCGCTTCCATTTCAACTTCTGGAGTTGGCTCTAAAGATTCTTCTTTGTCCATGTCACCCATGTCCTCGGCGTCATCTTTTTTGCCCATCATTGCTTCGAATTCTGCTTTTAATTCATCTAAAGCGTCTTCCAAGTCAACAACTCTGTCTTCCATGTCTTCTTCACCTTTGTCAGCGTCCATGTCTGCTGGCATTTCTTCGCCGTTGTCTGCATCCATTTCGCCTTCTTCTTCGGAAGAGATGTCTTTAACCAATTCGTCAGTTGCGTCACCGCCTACTTCTTCGATTGATTCTTCTTCAGTTGTTTCTGATTCTTTTGCTTCGTCTTCTAACTCAACAACTTCATCAACTTGTTCGTCTTTAGACTCCTCAGAAGTTTCTTCAACTTTGTCATCTTTTGCTTCTTCTGTAGTTTCTTCTACTTTCTCTTCTGTAGTTTCTTCTACTTTCTCATCTGTAGATGCTTCTGTTTCTTTAACTTCTTCGTCTTTTGCTTCAGCAGTCACTTCTTCGTCTGCTAAATTTTCGTAGATATCTCTTGATTTTTCAACTACGATTTCGTGGAATAAAGCCTCTGCTTTATCGTTTTCTTCGTTTATTAGCAACTCTAATAAACTCTCAAATTTATTATTTGACATTTTACACGTGCTCCTTTTTTAATAGGTCGATTTGTACTTATAAGTGTTTGTATTTACATCAAAAAGGCTTAAATGGAGGTTGAAATGGTGCGAAAAGGCGGTTTTTTATTAAATTTTTATCTGTAGGTCGAATTTTGAAAGAAAATCCTCAGTTGTGGGGTGATCTATGTTGCCCGCCCATCCCAGATCCTTGGGTTGGAACCAGCCCTTTGGTATCACACGATGGAAGTTTACATCTTTGAAGTCCTGTAGGCAACGTTTGGTTTGGTTCATCCAGTTTCCATAAAAAGTTGCTTCGTCATTACGCTTTTTGTAATTCCTGGTATCACCGAACATGTTGTTTAGTTTGAATCTTTTGCCGTCGTTGTGTCCTTGGTAGTCAAAGCCCAGGATGTATATCTCTTTGAATCCGTGCTCGCAGGCCATACGCAAAGCAGTTGGTCCGCTAGACCAACCCAGGCTGGGTTTGAACCAGTTGCAATGATCCATTATCTTTTTGTTTCTTTCATATTGAGCATTGTAGTTTGACCATACTTTATTTTGTAACATATAGTCGGTCTCCGCTATCTCCAATATCATCTTTGGATCAACTGCTATTAGAAAGTGTGGTCTGTGTGTTCTGTAAACGGCATTACAGGCGAACACGGTGCCTTTATCCTTGAGATCATTTATTTCTATGCCCTTACGTGATTCACCGTTACCTAGTACGAATGCTATGTTGGACATTATAACCCTAAGTTATCGTCTTGTGCAGGTTGTCCGTACATCTTTTGGACGAATACTGCTTCTTCCTTCTGCTGTGCATCATGTTCTTCAGATGCCAGTCTCATAGAGTTGATCTGTTTCAGTGTTAGTCTGGTCTTCCTGGTGTCCTCTGAGTCCAATATGGAGATGTCGTTCTCTGGCTCATAGGTCTTGTCCTGTTCAAACCCGTCTGCTGTGTATGTGAAGAATTCAAATAGTTTCATCGTTGGTATTTAATCCTTTAGACCTGGCCTCCGCCACCTGTTCCACCCGGTGTCGTTCCACCACCTCCTGGCGTCTGTCCCGGCTGTCCAGGCTGTGGTGAGCCCGGTTCTGGTGATTCTGGTTCCGCTGTCGGTTCCTCGAACTGGTCTAGGTCCCCTGTTATGCCGGACTGTGTGACTCCAGCACTTCTGAGTTGATTGGACTTGGTCTGTTTCTTCTGTGGCACGTTGTTCTCTTCAGCCCATAGTTCAGCATTCCTTGCCATTTCCTCTTCAGATAATCCTAGATATCTCTTCAGTGCAAATCTTTTACTCATGTAAGGCAGTTCTGCAACCGCCGTGAATGTGTTGACCCTTGCTTGGTCCATCTCGGTCTGCCTGTATTGAGCAAAGTTCTGTGGTGGATTCAATTTGAGTTCGAACATTCCACTGTCAATGTTGTAACCTTTTGATTTGATCCACAATTTGAATTCTTCGTCAAATGTTCCAGCCAACATTGATTGTAATCTCGCACAATACTTGTTGAATCTCAGTTCCTGTATGTACGCGGTTCCAACTCTTCCGTCGTTGTACTGCTGTTGTCCATCTTCCGCACCTGTCGGCAGGTAAGAACTTGGGATTCTCAATCCCCTAAACAGTTTGTTTGTGAAATATCTCAAGTCATCTATCTCACCCAGGTTGGTACCACCTGGTAGTGTGTCTACCTTAGATCCTCTACCTTCTGCCGTCTGCGGGAAGAAATAATCCTCGTTGATACTCATCGGATTGTATGTTGCATCAATGAAGTTTGTACCTCCTGCTGTAGAAGGAATTCTTCTCTGGTTGATCTCGTTTTTGACTCTTTCAACGAACTGCATCGCCAAGTGTGTGGGCATGTTACCCACGTCTATGTAGAATACTCTTCTTTCAGGTGCTCTCTGTACCCTGTAAATGATGATTGCGTCTTCTAATAATTCTTTCTGTTTGTAAACTTTGAAAACTTGTTCAAGTACCGACTGTCCAAACGGAAATAAGTTGTCCAATCCGTCTGACATTGACATGTGGATCACATGTTCTGCGTTTATGTTGTATGCATTCATGGTCTTGTAGAATCTGCCACCTGCATTTCCGCCAGCGAAGCCTGACATGTTGTTTGTGGCCCCTGCGTTTGCATAACTTGAACCATACGCCGCCGTACCGCCACCTGTGGTTCCACTCCCACCATAAGTTTGGTTTGGTGTTATCTGTGTTGCTGATAATCTCTGTAGGTTTGGATTGATGTCTCTGATCACATACTGTTCCGGTTTCTTGCCTTCGGATTCGTTCACGACGATCCTGTCAACCTTGGCGTTGTCAACGTACAACCATTTCTGTGTCTCTGGATCTCTCACAAAGAAACAGTCTCCGTATTTCAGTGCGTTCCTGAATATCCTAAAAATTCTTTTATTGAACTTATTACTTTTTGTCCATTGTTGCAAGGCCTTCTTAAGCAGTTTCACTTCGTGTTCTGTGGTCTCGTCTTTGAACACAAGATCAAACGGAGTTTCGTTTTCGGTGTTCTTCTGTGTTGAAAACTCTGCCAGTATATCCAATGCCGCGTTGATCTCCGAGTCTGAATCCATCTGGTCATACTGGAAGTATCTCTGTATCCTATTGGGGTGTCCTGTGTACACGTCCGGCAGGTAAGAACTGTAGTTCCTCTTGGCGAAGTTGGGCACCTTCTCACCTGATATGGGAGAGAGGTTAGCGTCTTTGAAGTATTTTTTCCAAGCCATACTTTATATTACAATCTTTTCCTCATTTAAGCAACCTAAACTAGGCCCACTTGATTACGATCTTTACGTGCCGTGGTTTCTACGGCTTTCAGTGCCCTAGATTCCACTGCTACAAGCGTATTTACGCCATTGACCATATTCGTAAGGCTTTGATTGGTGCTGTTCAGTGCTGTTACCATGGAATTCATTTTGCTCTCAAGAGCCTCTGTATTGAAAATTTTCTTCAGATCATTATTGGCAGTCACAGCACTGGCCGTGCCCGATGTGACAAGTTCCGGTCCACGTTCACCTGTGAGGTATGTTCGACCTGCATCCATGCCACCACCAAACTGTCTACCGTCATATGCCTTAATTGCACCATAACCTGCTCCCAACAAACCACCGATTATGGCACCTCCTGGTCCAAACACAGCACCGGTCAAGGCGCCAGAAGCCGCCGCACCTACTATTCCCAGTGCCTTGCCTCCGGGTGTCTCCGCGCTCTCGGCCAGTCCCCCGGAGTATGCCAATCCGGCCACACCGGCTCCGGCCATTCCCACTCTTCCAAGTGCCGAACCACCCATCTTTAGGCCTGATTTCAATCCACCGATGCTCTGCATCACACCACTGTTACCCAGTCTCGTACCTGCGGCGATGATACCGATCTGCATGGCCTTATTAAACAAGAACTTGCCCGCCAGTCCTGCTGTGAATAAACTCGCCGTCAGGTAAGGTGCCTTGGCCAAAGCAGTTGCTATTCCGCCCGCACCACCCATGATGCCTTGTATTCCACCTATCAGTCCGCCCAGTGCTGGACCAAACGCACTCAACAAACCTGTCTCGATGGCCTGGAATTGGCTAGACAGTACTTTTGTGGCCTGTTCGAATGTTGTGAGGTTACTGACGAGGCTTGTTGCTGACTTGTTCTGTTCGTCTAACACAGCACCTGTGTCTGTTACCCTTCTACCTAATTCAATTATGCCACCTTGCAGGGCCAAAAACTCCACCTGTCCTGTGACTGTGGCCTTTCTGAATCTTTCTATGCTAGACGACGAGGCATCTCTGATTCCCACCAATGCCTGTTCGGCAGACACGGTACCGTTTATGAGACTCCTGATGATACTTTGTGCCTGTGGTATGTTCTGTACCAACGCCAAAGCCGATTCGGTAACAGGTACTCCTGCATTTGCGATCAGGTCTTGGAAACCTTCCGCAAGTTCCGGACTGATGCCGGCCACTGTACCTGCGAACGCCTGTAATCTTTGTCTGGTCTCATCTGTCTGACCTTGCAAGGCCGCTTGGAATCTTTCATTACTCTGTTGTGCCTCGATCTGTTGCCTTAGTTCATCCCTCTGTTGTCCAGTGAGTTTAGCCAGTCTATCTAGTTGTTCTGCAAAGTTTATCGCACTATTCGTCCTCTGGGCATCGGTGAGTTGGTTAAGTATTCCTGTTCTTCTCTGTGCATCCAAGTTCAACAATAGTGTTTCATTGATCTCATCAACGGTGAAGCCCAGTGGAGCCAGTCTATCTATTCCCACTTCCCTGGTTATCCGTCCTAAGTTAGCGATTGCTCTAGCACCTTGTGTGGTGGAACCAAACAGTGCGGCCAAGTTCTTAGAATTGCTGGCCACTAGTGTTGCAAAATCATCCAACGGTAATGCCGCATTGGCCGCCGCGACCCTAAGGTCAACTATACTTTTACCAAAGTTAGCACCTGACTGTGAAAGTTGTCTGAATGTCTCTATGTTTACATCAAGCCTCTGTCCCAGTGTGCCAAGGCCTTTGATGTTGTCAGTGAATGCACTGATGGACCCTTGTCCCTCGAACGCCGCCTTGCCGAGACCAACGAAACTGTCGCCCAGTTTCTTGCCGATCTCCAGCATCCGATCATTCTGCTTGATCTGGTTCTCGGTCTGCTTGATCTGTCGTTCGATGTTCTTGTATTCTTCCTGGTCGGCCTTGTACAGTTTCTGCGCCAGTTGTAGTTCTTTTATGAGGTTCTTGTTGTTCTCGTTGTCTAACTTGTTCTTCTTTTTGGCGTTCTCTATGGCCTTCTTGGCCTCCTCGGCCGCTTTCCTCCTTGCGGCTGAATTACCACCTGTCGTACCGCTGTCGGCTATCTCTTGCAGGTCCTTGATTATCTGTTCTAGTGTTGCCATACGACTTTAAAATTTACCTTTTTGTACGCATATAAATATTGACACCTATACGCTGTTAGTGTATATTTATAGTATTAAAAAATGACAGAAAACGCCAACCCATTAAACAAGTATTTCAGGCAACCGGCACTGTACGTGTCATTGCCTTCGGGGACTAATTACCCGCCACATGTGGTATCACAATCACAGAGCGGTGAGTTAGCGGTCATGCCCATGACGGCCAAGGACGAGATAAGGTTCAAGACACCAGATGCTCTGATGAACGGACAAGGTGTGGTGGATGTGATACAAAGTTGCTGTCCGGAAATCAAAGATGCCTGGCAGATCAAGAGTCATGACCTAGATACAATA